GGCCTTTGCCGCAGTCGGGCGCGGGTCCTCAGCAGTCCACACAGTCACCAAATCCTCGGTGAATCGACGACCCGTCATAAACTTGAGAGCTTCGGACAGACGGTTGCGAGTAGGAACGGCATCCGAGAACTCCTCAATCTTCACAACGTCGCGATTGCCTTTGGTAGAGCCACACACAGCAATCTTGCCAGTGCCAACCTCAATGCCATTGGACTTGCCGTTCATCAGGTTGATGACGTCGTGATGCCCAGCATCGTCGGCCACGACAACATACTTATCGCCGTTCTTAACCGTCAGAATCATGGCAACTCGCAAATCATTATTCGTCTTAATCATACTGTTTTTGTCTCCTTGTTTAATAAAATTTATGTGAATAAAACGGACACTAATTAAGTTCCCCATCCACTGTATATATTATATCATATGAATGGGTATCTTGTCAACCAAAATCGACTTATTTCTTTTCTCCGAACATAGCCAACAAAAGTTCATCATCAGTATTTGGTTGAGCTGGGAATGTTCCAGTAGTATATTTCACTACTTCCCCATAATCCTCTTGAGTATCGTCAAGAAACCTAGTGACGCTTTTTTCTGCGCTTTTTTCTCCTTTTCCGATACTTTTCAACTCGAAAGGGAATTTTTTCTTGTTCCCCTCATCGTCGAGGATTTTTTCAATCATTTCGATTGTTTGGAACATATCTTTGACATTTACAATCTCTTTTTCTGTGTGATTATGCATATAACCACACGAGAAGTTCACACCAGCAATGTTCCAGTCGGGACAAAATTCACAAATATCTGTCCTTGAACCCGGAGTTTCCTTATATCCAAAAGAACATATATAATCTATGAACTCTTGATTCTTGCAACGATAAAACACGGCATCCGTCGAACCCTGTCTATCAATCTGAATAGCAAAGTTGATTCCCTCTGAATGTGCTTTCAACGGCTTTGTCGCTTTTCTAGCACCAATACATCCAGATTCTTCCTGCGTTGTAAACAACACATACGGAAGCTTATCCTTTGCTCGTTTACTGATAATTTTCAGAATAGTATAAATACCATTTCTGTCGTCCCCGCCAATACCTTGTGGCGACCAAATAAGTTCCTGCTTTTCGTCATACAGAATCATTTCGGGAACTACCTTGAAAACGGTATCCATATGGGCACACAAAATTACAGGGATTGTGCCTTTCGCAAAGATGTAGTCGTCGGTTATGACACAGTTATCTTCGCCGTAAACCTTTGGAATCTGGCGGCCAAGATATTCAACAAGGTCGCGCTCGCGGCTTTGAACGATTAATTTATAACCGTCAAAGTTAAATCCTTTCATTGTCTTTCTCCTTTGCTTTTCTTTGAAGAAGAATGACTGACAATATGTTTTTCGAGAATATCTGTTCTGATATTGTACAGATTATCTCTATAACCGTAGTACACCCTCATTAACAATCGCACTTTTGAATCGTTGCGAAAGTAGAATATAATACGTTTCTTTTTGTCAACATACAATTCTTCAACATCGACTAATTTACACCCATTTAAAATCAAGTAAGCCGCCATTTGAAAGTCGTATATGGTTTTAATCTTCTTCGATTCATCCATGCCATATCAACCCTCAAACAATCTTTGAGATATCAGGGTCTGTCTTGTTTAATTCGCTTTTGGGCGGCGGTGTTGCAGGAGTAGACGAGTAGTAGGTTGTACCACCGTATTTACTTGTGCCATAGTTATTGCTATAAGAACTATACGAAGTAGGCTTTGATTTACAAAACTTTCTTACTTCTTCGAGAATCTTGTCATATTCATAATAATCTGCTGAACAAGCTTCCCATGTCGCATCAAACCCATCTTTCACTGCTCCTGACGGGTCGCAATAGCCATATGCGATTCGATTTTCCAAATCGAGATACCACAGATGTAATGATGGCCTACCGCTTGTCTCTTTTGTAATTTCACCAACAATAAGCCAATCTGTGACTTCACACAGCTTTTCAAAATATGAAAAGTCTTTCCCATCAAAAGCATCATGGTTAGAACTCAATGTATTACGAATCATACACTGAGAATATATCGTACCGTACTTTTTGTCAACACGATATCCGATATATTTGGAGATTTCCTCATATTTCGAGGAATTTTTGATATAATCGACTGTTTGCTCAACGAGATTTGCGTCAAAAATCTCAACATTTCCGCTTGCTCCGTCAACAATACAGTCGCAGATAATTGTGGCTCTCTGTGTCATAGCTTTCGCATACTTTGAAAGCTTATCAAACACATAATCGTCCACAAAGATTTTGGGGCGTGTTGCTCCATCTAAAATCTTCATTGCAGTTCTCCTATCTGTATTGTTTAAAGAACGGATTTATGGAATACCCGATTTCGTCCATCAAGCGGTTTACCGGTGATAGGACAATGCGGATTTGAACCAATAACGATTGGCCCTGAAAATTCCATATTCATCTTATGACGAATCAGAACAGTTTGATTGCTTGGAATATCGTCATAATGCTTTGCGTTTGGTGCGTTCTCATAAACCGTACCACGACAGTTTTTAGCACCATTATTCTTCTTAACCCAAACATGCGGGATGTCACAGAACTTTGCCACCGTTGATTCGAGAAGATTGCGAATCTCAGAAGTGATTGCCTCATTCTGGTACTTCTGAGGATATTCACGACTAAAGATAAACATGTTGTCTTTCTTAGAGCCGTAAATCATCTGTCGCCATGACTTGGAGTTCCACATAAACGGCTTTCCGTTTCCATCAAGGTCGTATGCGTATTCCCTGTCAGATGCCATGAACGCAACAAGGCTTCCCTCATCAAACATATAACTCAAACAACCAAGTCCATACTCGCCATCGTGAAGCGCATGACAAGAACGCCACTCATGTTTTGTAACACTCGCAGTCATATAGTCCATCGGATTGATGCTGATATGAACCGTCGAGTTTACTTCTTTATTCTGAATAAACTTCGACAGCTCAATATCGAACTCCTTATCGTCGAAGAAATCAGATAAATACTTCGACAACTTCATCCCACGCTGAATCGGTTTATACTTGTTCAACTCGGAATGGCTTCCGATTTTATTCTGAAGAAATTCCGATACACTGAACATATCGAGAATCGGAGCGTATTTGATAAACTTACGTTTGAAATCCGACATCATTGCCCTGATAAGAATTTCATCTTTGTCAGGCCGCAAAGAGATATTGATGTCCCTCGAAATAGAAAAATTATGCCCAAACATGACATAATATTCCCACTTCTTCTCAGCCCAACGACGCAACCATTCACGAGCCTGTTCCTTTGTTACAAACAATGGATTACGAGTTTGACGAGAATTTTGTACGTTACCAGTGTTAGCACACTGATTCAAATACAGAACAATCTCCTTAATCGGAGCCTTATTCAGCATTTCCTCAATGATAGACTCTTTACTATCACCAACCACAGCCTTAGCTTTATTTTCGATTGAAGTAAAAACACGTCCCTCAAGACGTTTATCTTTACCGCTTTCATCTTCCATAGCGCCATATTTTTCCAAAAACACACCAGACTTGAATTGGTTTATGGCAAAACCAAGAAATTCTTTCTTCCATTCGGTTTTTGCGTTGTCTGACACCACATGAAACGCATCCCACAAGAAATACAGAACCGAATATCCATCTTTATGGATTCTCCAAGAAGCCAACGATGTGCCTGTCTTGTTTTTGACAGCGTATTCATCTGGACATTTCTTTTCATTTAAAAAGATACAGGCATCATTGTTCGCAAGTTGATATTGATTCATATACTCACGAATATCAGCAAATCCACACTGATGATGCCAGCCCCAGTTTACAATGAATACTTTGTTCTTGTTTTCTTCTGGATTTGCCGAAATAAAATCCGCGAAAGTTTCGTTAAGTTCCTTATCATCGAAAGCTCTTTCAGGAATGTGATGGTTGTAAATCACAACCAATACATCATCCTTTAAAAACTCTCGACACACCGGCTCAAGAAGTTTTGCTGAGAAGTCCTCATATTTGGCTGGTGTACCATCGAACTCCCCAATGATTCTAAAATCCATTGACTATTGCCTCCAATAAAATTTTCGCTGTGATTGATTTCACTAACGATATTATAACATATCTTATTCCACTTTGTCAAGCAAATTTAATCTTTCGGCAACTCGCTTTTCCGCCGTAGAAAAGATATTATTATCTTTTTCAATGCCTATAAATGTTCTATTTGTATTTATACATGCTATTGGAGCTGTTCCACTTCCCATAAATGTATCTAATACAACCATTCCCTCATTTGTATATAATTGTATTATATATTCAAATAATGGCACAGGTTTCTGTGTTGAATGAAGCCCTCTCTCTTGCTTAAACTCAAACACATTTGTCGGGAACCTTTGTCCAGTATTTACAATTTCTTTATCTTCTTTGTAAACAATGCCTGACGCTTCTCCTCCGCTTCTTTTACTACGCCAAACATATGGCCTTTTTCCGTCAGATAAAATTGGATTGTAGATGTTTTTCTTTTTATAAAACACCATGATATCTTCATATCTACGCATAGGTTGAACCCTTGCTAAATGTGGGGTTGGTGT